TTTGATCAGTTCCAAAAACCATATTATCTCCACTTATTGTATTAGTTACTTTAAATACGGCTTCCATTGTATATGGAGCATCGTAAATACCTAGATTGCTAGCTGTCTTAGTAGTATTTATGTAATCATCGGTACCATCAAATACAATTTGAGCATTTGAGGTAAAAGACATATTTGATAAATCTAATGTTGAATTTCCTACCAATGGTAAAAGTCCTTGTGTTGCTGAACGAGTGCCTGCTACAAATTGAGTAGCATAAGCTTTCTGTTCTACTTGAAGACCATCCCACCATATTACAACTCCAGATTGAAAAGAATCAGGTCCGTCTAATCTAGCCTGTATTGCTACTACATTCCCGTCTGTAAAAGTTCTAGTATAAGTATATCTAGTCCATTCTGTTGTAAGAGATATTCCTGTAGCATTAAAATCAATAATATTTCCTGAAGAATTTGCCCCAAAGTGAAAGATTGCTCCTGTAGTATTTTGATTAGCTTTTGCCCATACACTTATAGTCCATGTTTGTCCTGAAGCAGCAGCTGCTATATTATTACCAGTACCACCATACGTACTTATATATGGGTCATTTCCGTTACAAACCATTTTAAGCGGAGTATTACCCACCGGCGATGGTATGGTATCTCGGGACAATGTGACTTGATTTCCTCCATTTACCCAGCCATACAAGTCAGTAGGGTATGTTCCAAAGGCATTAACTGTAGGTTGTCCTTTATAGCTATTTACAGTATCTCCTGTATCATAAGCAAACACCGATCCTGATGTGACTGTTTTTCCGTATCCTTGTGCTACTGCCATATTAACTTAAATTAAAACGTGTTTTGTATTGTTGGTAGTTTTGCTTTACTTCCAGTGCTGTTAGTGCTCTGTCATACACTTTACTGACTGCTATTTTTCCAATCCATCTTTCTCCATCCGATACTCCGTGTGCTCCTATTCTTAAAAAATCCCAATCTGTGATATCTGTACAAGTTGCAGTTATTGTTTCGGTAACTCCATTTACACAGTAAGTAAGGTTAGTTCCATTATAGGATACAGCAACATAAGACCACTGCCCTGTAGGTACTGTTAACGAGGACACTGAGCATGGCCAAAAACCTAGTCTACCATCCGGGTATACATACAGTGCATCGTCGGATGCTAAATTACTCTGTACGATTGATTCATACCGACCTGTTGCTGTTGATCTATATACAACAGCTTCTATTGTAGGAGTATTAAGTGTTGTAGCGGGAAAATTTGTATCTATAAAATCATTCGTACCATCAAATTCTATTTGAGCATTTGAGTCAAAAGATACATTTGTTAAATCTATTGTACTATTTCCTACTAATGGTAAAAGTCCTTGTGTTGCTGAACGAGTTCCATAAGCAAATGGAGTAGGATGTGATTTTTTCTCCCACTGTAATCCGTTTATGTAAAGCACTCCTGCTGAGTAACTATATCCCCAGCTTGGTCCGTCTACTACAATAGCATTTGAGTAGTTTTCATTAAACTGTGTTACTGTATAATTGTAGTGCCACTGTCCATCGGCAATGATATCACTTACGTTTGCTAAGATTGTAGTACTATACGGTCTAGACCAGTCTGGGGTATAGAAGTATCCTACTCCAAATCCTGTATTACCTGCAGGTGCTGTTGTTTTGTACCAGTAACTTGTAGTCCAAACATCTCCACTATTTCCTGTCCATATTCCTCCGTAATTACTTTCCCATCCATTCCACTGATTTGAGCCTCCTGTTTTTTCAAACTTCCAGGTTTTTGCTCCCTTTACGGGGCCTCTTTCCGATGTGTTAGATACATCGGTATTTGTGCCACTTACAGTCCAAGGTGTTACTTCACTCCCGCCATTCCACTGGTAGTTAATCGTAGGTTCTCCTTTATACGAATTCTTAACATCACCTGTATCGTAAGCGAATACTAAATTACTTTCTCCTAATGTATTTGGTCCTCCTGCTGTTGGCATATTATATAAATCTCGATTTTAAAGCGTTGTAGTTTTGTAATACTTGAGCTGCTGTTAAAGCTGTTCCTCTATACATGGAAAGAGCTGCTATACTACCATTGTAATATCCTGCCCAGCTTCCTGCTATTCTGTCTACAGGATTATTATTTCCTGATGTAGAATTGGCAACTGATGCATCTAATACTCCGTCTACATACATATCCATGGTATAGTTTGTATAGTTTACCCAAGTTAACATGCGCCAAGCGTTGTTATTTACTGTAGCGTTTCCTAGCTTTTGTGCCCAGTTACTATTTTGATATGTCCAGTATACTATTTTACCTGCATTGACTCCTAGCATAGAATATACCGGTCCTCCGCTTGAGTTTGATAGAATAGATCCTGCTCCTAAATCATTTACTGTAGTGGAAGTTTTTGTCCAAACACTAACAGTCCATGCAAGATTCCCATTTCCTAAACTAATGGCATAATTTCCTCCCAGTATTTCTACATAATCATTACTTCCATCAAATGTAAAATTTGAAGAAGGAGGTGTATTGTTGAAGGTAGGGTTATTTGTTAACAAACATCCAGGTGCATTTTTAACTAAATTACTCCAAGAAGTTCCACTTCCTGGGTATGATTTAGGTTTTACTGCATCTACATAAAATGTTAGCCCTTCTGTAACTCCCGGTATGTCTGGTCCGTACATTAGTCCCATAACTTCTTATTTATCAAATTCTGTTACCAATTTCTCTATATCTTTTCTTTCAGCAAACACTGTATAGAAGCAGTTTATTTCATTGTCTGATCCTACCGTGATAGTAGTGTCTGTTACCGTCTCTACCCATAGGTCTTGTCTTTTACCTATTGGTGTTAGGTTTACTGTAATTGTATCTTCATGTACAAGTGCATGCCAGTGGTCTGGAAGTGTAATTGTATTGTTGTTTGTTAATTTTCCTCTTACGTAAACTGAATGTTCTGGTCCCTCTAATACTCCGTATTGAAGTTTTTTTCCTTCTTTGGTTGGGTGATCAATGATGAACGATTTTACAGTTGCTGTAAGTGTTCCACCTATGTTGAAGGTTGCTCCATTCCAAGTTAAGTTTGAATCTGTAGTAGTTGTATTTGTACCGTTATTGAATAATACTCGGTTAGTACCCCCTACTACATTAGTTGCTGTAGTAGCTGTTGATGCATTACCCCCAATACTTAAACTAGTAGCTGTACCTGTTAATCCTGTACCTGCTCCATTAAATAATGATGCTGAAACTAGACCTGCAGTTCTAAAAGAAGAAGCATTAAAAGCTAGCCAAGCATCATTCATTGTCCCCGCAAAACCAGAAGTTGCAGTACCAAACCAAAATGAATTTTGACCAAGATTCAACGCACCATTAGTTCCAGTTATTCCAAAACCTGTTCCTATAGAACCTGCTCTAGTTAAACCATAATAACTATAATTTGAAGCATTAGCTGGTTCAGTAACAGCTGCTGTTCCATAAGGATCAGCTGTAGCACCATTTCCAGCTACATTAAGAGTTGTACTACTAACACCTGAAGTAGCTGTAACAGATGTAGCTGATATAATTGAGGTTGTTAAGGTATTTGTATTTGGGTTATAGGTTAATCCTGTACTATCTATTTTTACTTGTTGGGGAGTTAATGTTGATGATCCAAATACCGGATAAAAAGTTGCATTAGTTGAAGTATCATCTGCTACTATTATATTAGTAGCATTAGTTGCTGTAGTAGCAAACAGTGAACTTGAAGCATTTATAGCTACAGATGCAGATGTGGAGTATGAGGCCGTTCCGAATAAAGAGCCTGTTATACCTTGAGTTACGTTTAGTGATCCTGTTATTGAATATGAACCACTTAAACTTCTACCATGTTTCCAAACCCCTACTGAGCCTGTTTGTTGATAGGACCAAATATCTCCATATTGGTAAGTACCTCTTTCGGCAGATGCTAAATCTCCAAAATCAATTGGTTGGGTTGGGAATACAAAAATTATTCCGCTTGCACCTGGTCCTGCCTTAACACATACCCCTACTTGTATTACCTCAAAAGGTGATTGTGGTACTACGTTGGTAAGTACTCCTGCTGATGATGATACAAATAGTAGATCTCCGTCTACAAAACCATTTGTATTTAAACCTCTTACTAAACCTTGTGTTGTTACGTATCCGATTGAATTAGTTTCAATAGTGTGAGTTGCTAATCCTATAATTTGATTATCCCCTAATGCACTTCCCGATACTTGTTGGGATTGTGCTCTTACTATAAGTGGAACATCCCCGTGTGAACCTACAAGTCTTACGGCAGTACCATTGGTAATGGTTGTTCCTTCATTAAATACACGTACCCAACTTTCTTGTCCTACTTGAAGAGTAATGTCGGCTTCTGCGTTGTAAACAGATAAAGCTCCATCTGTATTGTCCCAAAATACTCTACCTGATTTATAGGCAGGTACTGCTGATCCAGTATTGAAATCAATATAATCAACATTGTTGATTGAACCAGAAATTTGTAAGTTTCTTGAGTATGATGCTGTTAAAGCTTGAGATGCACTTGTAGCATATGAGGCAGTTCCAAACAAAGAACCTGTTATTATGTTTGTAACTGTAAGTGAGTTTAATGCAGCATCAGATCCACTGATGATGACTTTTTTCCATGATGGCATATTTTGTCTTATTACGATTGGTTACAGAATCGTGTCTGCCCACTTCCTTCTCAGGTCTATAATATATACCGATAAATATGAGGAGGGTTATTTACCTTTAATGGATTTTTCTATCTTTTTAAATTCTTCTGACATTTCAATTGTTTCAGATTGAATAAAGTTTTCAATTTGAGAAATTTCATTGTCTAATTTATTCTGTAAAGAAGCAACGAATTGAGCGGAGTTTCCTGTTATTTGGATGATGTTAAGTGATTGTCTTATTAATTTAATTTCATCCAGATTTAAGTTTTCTAACGTGTATAACATCATATTTTATAAATTTTATTTTTTGTGTTCTAAGTACGATTGTTGAAGTTTAAGTACTGTATTGTAAACAGTTTCAACATCTGATCCTTTGAAGGAAGAGTATTTGATTGTAGATAAAAGAAGTTCTACTTCCTTTAAATTAAAATCTATTAAGGTATTAGAAGAGTCAACCGGTAAAGGTTGACTCGTCTTATTTAACAATTTATCTATTAATGCCATTATAACTTATTTGTTTTTTTTTTATTCTTATGACCAGATAAAAATATCTTGGTTGGTAGCAATTTTAATGTTACCCATTTTTTGGTAAGCAGCAATATCTGTACTTTCTGCTACATTTAAATCCAATACTGTTGCAACGAAAGCATCTGGTGCAGCTGATGTAGCTAAACCTGATAATGAACCTGTGAATGCCCATCTAGCTTGTGCTGAATCATATAATAAAGCAAATCCTGTTCCTCCAGTAGCACTTTGTACTATAATACCACCATCATTAGCTGAAGTTGATCCAGAAGATAATAAGATGAATTTATCAGCTACGTTTAAGTTTGTAGTGTTGATAGAAGTTGTAGTACCATTAACTGTTAAATCACCAGATATAGTTTGACTACCATTTAATATTAAAGTAGATCCATCAAATGTTAAATTAACTTCACCATTTATTGTTCCACCACCATTATCAGTTAATACTCTATTATTAGCAGTATTTGTTATTGCAGGTGTAATATTAGATGCTGTTAAAGCATTTGTAGCAGTAGGAGTATTTAAAGCAAAAGAAGCAGTTAAAGCATAAGATGAACTTATTGCTGATAATGAACTTGATACCGCCATTGAAGACGTTTGAGAGTTCAATACAAAAGCAGTTGAATCTAAACCATCTAATTGATTAGCATTAGCTGCATATAATGAACTTGAAGCATTAATTGCAAAAGATGCACTTAATACTGTCATTGAAGACGTTTGAGAGTTCAATACAAATGCTGTCGCATGTAAACCATCTAATAAATCAGCATTTGTAGCGAATGAAGCTGTACCTGTAAAGTTAGTTGAAGTTACATTTGTTAAACCTGCTAAAGAAGTTACTGTAGAACCTAATCCTACAAATGTACTACCAATAGTTGAACCTGATCTTTGTAAACTTTCGGTTGGAATTGATGATAGACCGAATGTTAAGGTATCAGTTCCAGCATTAGCAGAAATGGTTAAACCTTGTCCTGAGCTTGAAGCAAAGGTTAAGGTTCCTGACATATCGGCTATTAAATTTGTGCCGTTATATGATGCTGTTGAGAAGGAATTGTACCCTGCAGGTACCTGTGAAGCCGAGATATACCCCGAGTCATTTACTAATTGTGATATCGCACTTCCAGATACGACGAGTTTTTTCCAAGTTGCCATGTTATATTTTTATTTTTATGTTTATTAATAAATATTATGAGTTAATCTATCCCTATAAAGAAATTACTTCCACTATAATATATTCCACCTCCTATAGCAGTTGGTTCACTATCATATGAAAGTAGTTGTAAAATTCCTTGATCATTTACTTTTATTCCTGAACCTGATAGATTTTTTATTAATATTAAATCACCAGATCCTGTTATTTGGAGTTTTGCTTGTGCTGATCCTGTACCCCCTATCATTAAACCCGAGCCATCAAATCGTAGATTAGCTTCACCATTTAGTGTGTTAGTTCCTGTAGCAGTAATTACATAATTGTTAACATTATTTGTAATATCAATTGCACTACTATTGAGATTTGTAATAGAAGTTCCAAGTAAATCCTCTACCCAATATGATTTATCAGGAAATGCGGTTGAAACCGCAGTTAAATCATTTAAAGAATATACATTATCAACTGATCTAAAGAAAATACCATTTGTGTCTTCTTCAGGTAAATTGTCAGGTGGATCTTGAGTAGAATTTATATATTCTTTTAAATCAGTATCCCTAATATCAATTGTAGCATTGTAAGCATCAGAAACACTTATAGAAGTTACTTCATAAGTTTTACCTGATGGAAGTCCAAACATAAAACCTATTTCTATATCGTATGCGGTATAGGTTTCGGGATTATTTATATTATTAGGCCACCCTGTTGATTGAGGTAGAATATTAAATTCAGCATTGTAGGTTAAGTTAGTTCCATCATATATACTACTAGCAGATGAGAAGGTTTCAACAACTGTAGTGGTACCAAATTTAAGATTACCTAAGATTAATATATCAGGAGACGATAATGCCATTTTTATGTTTTGTTTTTAACTTATAATTCCAAACGTAATCAAAACTGTAGTAGCACCTGATGATGCACAACCGGTATTTACATAGTTTATACCATATACATCTAATGTAGTAAATAATCCTCCTGATAGTGTTTGGGCAGCGGAATAACCAGCTGTACTGTTTTGTGAAGGTGATTTAGTCCAAACATTTCCGGCATTATTACCATGAGTATGGATATTAACAGCGGGTTGAGTTTGGGTACTTACTGGTCTCCCTATTGTTAATCTTGAAGTTGTTGGTGTTGAAAATGACCATCCTAATCCTTCTAATGTTGCTTTATTTTCACCATTTGGTCCTAATACGCTAGCTATAGGAGTTCCTCCTATATCAATACTTCCACCAGTCATATTTAAAACTAGTTGATAAATTGATGCTCCTCCTTCTGTACCACCAGTAGCATTAATAGTAACTGATCCTGTACCTTGAGTTGGAGATAGAGTTATATTAGTTCCAGCTACAATTTTAGTTACACCCCCATTTAAAGCATAAGAAGCACTTGTTGAACTTGAAGCAAAAGATGAAGATGCTACAGTTAAATTAAAAGTACTACTATCTCCTTTAGTGAAAGTTAAAATATTGCTACTAATAGAAGCAGTAACTAATGAAGTTGCTGATGAAGCCGTAGCTGATACTGTTAGATTGAATGTTGTATTATCACCTTTAGTAAAAGTTAAAATATTACCACTAGAAGAACCAGTAGCAATATAAGAAGATGGGGAGATTGTGTTTGGGTTTGGGGTCCAATAAATATCTCCGGATGCAGTGTTATATGCTATTATAGAGATTGGGGTAGGATTATTTAATAAACCTTTGAACTTAACATCAGAAGCAGATACGATTAGAGACCCCGATAGAGTAAAATCATAACCTACATCTCCTCTTAAGGCCTCAATAGGTCTTAAAACATGTTCCGGGTATATAATACTACCACTAGCTATACCTGTTGTACTAATTTGCGCCATTAATTTTATATTTTATTGAAAAAGATATATCATTTCTCCAATAAATATTAAGAAATTAAAGGTAAATTGGATTAATTATTGAACTCTTTCGTTGAAGGTAGTTTTAGTCACATTATATGACTTAGGATTTGGACCAGCTTGAGATACATTGATGGTTTTAGGTATAATATACCCTTGTAGTGTAACACTTAATTCACTTTTAGTGGCTCTGTCTATTCCATTTTCTAAAGATACTGGAGTAGGGAATGAAGTTATGATAGCTCTAAATTGGAAGCTTTCTGGATCGCCCCAATATGAGTCTGATGCGAATTCTAGTGCTTCTATTAATTTATTCATCTGTTCTACATAATCAGTAAATATAGAGATTTTATAAGTTAAAGTAATATAATCAGGTATAATACCTAGTATGTATTCTTTTTGTGGTTTTTGATTGTTTAATACACCAAAGTTATCATATACGTTTCTTTTTGAATATCCTTTTTCAAAGTATTGGACGTTATGAACTACATTACCATCTAATTTATTTCCTAATGAACGGTTTTTTTCGAATGATTCTCTTTTAAACATAATTAAAGGAATCATAGTTTTACCGTTTTTATCACGATAAAACCCGTCGGCTTGAATCGACTTCCATCTTTCCGGTGAACCATATATAACAGGAACTGCTATTTGTTTTCCGTTTTGTTCTACCGTAGGTTTAATAACATTTTCTAGGTAGTATAACACAGCATTGTCATGATCTTCTAAACCAATGTTAATGGTTTTGGTATCATCATCTTTTAAAGAAACTTGTGTTGCTCTATTAAATTCTGGTTGGCCGGGTTGTGCTTCTAATGAAAGTTTTGAGTTAGGATTTGAGTATGGTTGTACATCTCTCTCAGGTTGCACATAAGGCTCTGATAGAGTAGTTAGAAATTCACGTTTATTTATTGGTCTTGGTTTAGCCATTATATTCTTTCTTCTTTTAATCCAACTCTTTCTGGACGTGTGTAATGACAAGTTAGTATGATTGAGAAACTAGAACCAGCATCTGGTACACCATCAGTATCCTTATAGGCGTAACTAGGGTCTTTACCTACTACTAGTTGATTTTCATTTACATTATCTACCTCAAAATAATCTTCATTCCAAAGTATAATATCACCTATATTAGGGACAACGTTGGCTGTGATTAAATGAGGTCTAAAAAATCTTACTACTAATGATCTTGAAGTATCTACCCCAAAATCATCGTTTGAGGATTCTGTTGCTCCCCTTTCTAATAAACAAGTTATTAATACAGGGCCTGTAAATCTTTTATTAACATTCTCACCATAAATGTTTGATGGAGTTTCATCTAGAACTACTTGATAGTAACCTACCTTTTGTTCTATAACTTGACCCAACAATTCATTGTTGACATTTGAAAACATACTAATATCACGTGAGCGTCCGAAATAAGCCATACTATCCTATATAAATTGGGATTGGAACATTAGCTAAAGTTTTAGCCATATATTCATTCTCTTCAGCTCTTCTTTGAAGTTGCATTCTACGAGAATTTTCATCTAAGTCATTTCTTAATTTTTCAATTAAGGATACTTGTAATTCTTTAGATTTAGAAAATAAATCTGCTTGATTTAATGTTGTTTCGGCTCCTGGAATTGGAACTGTAGAGTATTTACCCCTAATAAATCCTAACATTTCGGCTGCTAAAGCTAATGTATATTCAAATATCCAATATCTACCAGGCCCATTTATAGTTGTATATGTTGGGTTGGTATAAGGTACATTTGATATGTCTGATATTAAATTAGCTCCTGAACCAGGTCCAGTAGTATTTATAACACTATTTCTTTCTGAAGTTTTGATGTATTCAAAGAATAACATTTTATCTGCGGTAGGAATAGGGAATATTTTTAATTTATTATTTACAATATTAAATGAGAATGCTGAACGTCTAATGGTATCATTCAATTCAATTGCTTGAATTGTGGCTATATCATAATTTAATGGCATTAACATAAAGTTAATAGCAGGAGATTTATTACCGAACCCAAAGGCATCTAGTAATTGTTGTGATCCGTATCCTGTACCAGCATAAGGGTCAAAATAACGAACAATAGCAGGAGCGTTTTCATAAAAAATAGTTTTTATTTCAATTGTATCACTTCCTGTTACAACACCTGAAGACGAAGCCCAAGCAGCTAAATCATAGTCTTGGTTACCTTCTTTCATTGTTAATGAACCAGTATAAACAGTAGTTGTACCACCCACACCAGCTTCACTACCATAATCTTGTGCCATCCTGATTATATTACCTAATGAAGGTTTTATAACTTGGTTATTAAGATTAATAGTTGTTGAATTAGCTTCTAATGATAAGAAATTATTTCTAATTTGATATAGGTAAACTTCATTTCCGTAAGTAGTAACTGCGGTTTCAAAACAAGTAAAGAATTGATCAGCACCCATTTCAATATCCATTGAAGGATATCCTAAACGAGTAGCACAAAAGTTAGCTACTTTTACTGCATCTGTTCTAAAACTCGATTCTGAATCGTAGAAATGGAATGGGGTTGAGGCACCTGTAATAAAGGTTGCTGTCCCAGTCCATAATTGTGAATTGGCCATGTTGTATTATTTAGTATAAATATTGAAAAGAGCTTAGTCTCTAAAGTCTTGGTATATTTTCAATATAGGTGTTACAATCTCATGTCTATGATTTTGTAGTAGAGCAAATACTCTAAATCCTTTAACATGTTCTTCAATTCTTGTTAGAAAAGAAAAACCAGTATCTTTTTTTATTTTTAAATCTATTTGAGCTAAATCACCACATATTACCATTTTAGAGTTTTTACCTAATCTTCCGATTACTGTCTCCATTTGGTCGTGTGTAACGTTTTGTGCTTCATCTACAATAACGAATGAGTTTAAGAATGTTCTTCCTCTCATGAATGCAAATGGTACAATCTCAATATTTCCGTTAGCCAATTCCTTATCTACTTTATCTTTGCTATATAGTGCGTATAAATTATGATAAATCGGGGCTAACCACGGATCCATTTTTTCTTTCAGGTCGCCGGGTAAAAAACCAATGTCCTCTTTGGCTACCGTTGGTCTTGTTATAATAATTTTTTCTACTTCTTTATTAAATAGTAAATCTAAGGCTGCTTGTACTGCTACAAGTGTTTTTCCACTTCCTGCCATTCCTTTTAAAACGGTTACAGGGTTTTCTAAGATGATTGCTTTTGCTTGTTTTTGTTCTTCGTTAAGAACTAAATTGAACTTGATAGGAGTTTTTGGTTTTCTCTTTTGAGTATAAACCTCGTCGGTGTGGTGGTTTGAAGCCATATTAATAACGTTTGTTTTCGATAAATATAAAAAAAAAGACCTAGCTTGCGCTAGGTCTCTTAATATCAAGAATTGATTACTACTATACTAAGTTAGTATCAGCAACTAATACTTTACCATAGAATTCTGGTCTTACCATTTTCTTAGCGTAACGAGTCATGATACCTTTTCTTGGAGTAAAAGTTTCTGGATCGTAAACTAATGGAGTCATGATAAGTGGAACATATGGAGCATAAACTGCACCTGATTCCAAGAATTGGTTACCTCTGAATCCCATTAATATAACGTTTTCAGTCATATAAGGATTTTTGTAAACTTTATATCTAGAGTTTAATGAACCAATTTTTTGTACACCAAAAGCGTATGAAGCTTTAGATACATCACCATCTGAATCAGAAGAGAAACCTGGGATTGATTCCAAAATAGTAGCTACTGTTGGAGAAATTACCATGAAGTTAGCACCACCTCTTAAAGTTCTTTGGTGAATTAAGTTAGAGATTTTTTGCAATTTAATTCCAAGAGTTTGGAACCAAGACATTTGAGTGTAGTATACACCTGATGTGTTAGAAACTCTGTTACCATTTACGAATGAATCACCTACTTTTGCAGACCATACTTCAACTTGGTTAGTTGGAACGTTTTGGATCAACATATCAAGGATTTCCAAGTCAATCTCTAATGAGATATATTCTGACAAGATTCCAGTCAATTCCGCTTCAGCATCTAGTGAATGGAATGCATTTAAATCTTGAGAGAACTCTGGAGTCCATTGTGCTTTCAATTTACGAGTTTTCGCAACGATAGCTTCTGATCTCATTTTAACATCAATTTCTGGGATAGAGATTGAAGTATCAACAGCAGCTGTTGAAGTAGCTTCGTAATCACCTCTTGCGTTATCAGCAGTTTGTTTGTTGTAAGCAACAGTAAATACTGATGGAGAAGTAATAACTGAAGTTGCAGATGCAGTAAAGAAGAAATCAATATTTGCACCGTTTACTTTTGTAAATGCTTGTAAACCTTTAGCATCAGTAAATGCACCAGAAGTAGCTGAGAATGCTCTAACTCCGTTAGTATCGTAAGATGCTAATTGAGAAGTTGGGATAGATACTTTCCAGATTTCACCTGCTAACATTGAAGCTGATAATTCTGATGTATAGTTAACGTCAGCGAATGTAGATGTTGTTCTTACAGCTGATCCTGAAACTAAGTTACCTGAAGCAGTTGAGAATTGGTTGATTGAATAACCAAATCTACCAGCACCATAAAGACCACCAATAGCTTCGTTACCAAAGTTAGCAGATTGAGAACCATATAATGAATCTTGATCAGCGAATGGAGCTTTGTTGTTACCGTATTTAAAATCTAAGAAGAATACCAAACCAGCTGGTAAGCTCATAGGTTGTACAGAAACGAATTCTTTAGCAGCAATTTGTCCGAAGATTTTTCTTACTAAAGGCAATGCTACAGCAGCATATTGCTCACCTGATCCAGCTGAGAAGCTAGCTCCAGTTCCTGTAGTGTTGTTTTCAACTACTAATTGTTTTGCTTGACTTTCAAGCATAATAGCCATATTTGACTTGTCAGTATCACCAAGACCTTCTAAAAGTCCTGATTTTCCCCATTTAGTTGCTAATCTAGCAGCATCTTTCTGTACCGATTGGTATGGGTTTGCAGATTCCAATAATGAATTAATCATGTTTGCCATGTTTTCTGTGTTTTGTTTTTGTTTATAATTAAATTATACCAGCAATTTTTTGCATTCTTTTCATGAACTCATCACCTTCAACGATTGGTTGTCTGTTTGGAGCAACACCAGCTGCTTTAGAAGCAAATGATAAAGACTCTTTAATAGGGTTTTTAGTCGTTGTGAATGATTCTTTCAATGTTTCAAAGATGTTTTTAGTTTCTTTAACTGTTTCAGCTCTATCGAAAGCGTTGATAACTTTTACTTTTTGAGCTTCTGTTAAATTTCTACCTTTGAATAATTTGTTAACGTAAAGTAATTTAGCATTTAATAAATTTACTTCATTTAAAGAAGAACGTAATACAGCAATTGTGTTAAGAGCTTCTTCTAATTCTGCAGATTCAAAAGCTTTATAACCTTTAGTCATACCTGTACCTAAGACACCTGCTTTTTTCAAGCTAGCAGCACCTTTATCGATTACATTTTTTTCAAAGCTTTTAGCTATTCCTAATTCAGGTGCGTTAGCTACAGCATCGTATGCTTTTTCAATTCCTCTGCTTACTTTTTGAGCAGCACCTTTAATAGCAGATCCGATACCTTCTTCCATTTCGTCTTCTGATTCTTCGAACATTTTAGGTCCAGTACCTAAACCTTTACCACCATGAAGTTTTTGACCTACAGAATCAATGAATTTTTCTAATGACATTCCTGCTTTAGCAGCTAAGTCTTTAACATTATCCATTATTCCTTCTTCAAGTTCTTCTAGGTCTTCACCTTCGTTCAATGAATCTAATTCAGCTAAGATTTCGTTAAGGTTAAGTTCGTCTTCTTCCGAAGCTTCTTCTTCTTCACCTGCTTCTTCTTCACCTTCTTCTTCGCCAGTTTCCATAACGTCGTTCATAACGCTTCTGATGATGTCTTTAAGTTCGTCAACTGTAATTTCACCAACTGCGTCTTCGTCTTCGGCTTCTTCTAATGTGTTTTCATTCATAGCTTCGTCTGCATCTTTATCAGCAGCTTCTTCTAATGAATCTAATTCAGCGATTAATTCTTCTAATGAAATTTCTTCATCCATTGAATCGCTTTCCATGTTTTCGTTCACTTCTTCTTCTTCCATTTCCTCTGCTAATGCTTCCAATTTATTGGACATCATTTCTTGCATACGAGGAGCGAAAGCTTCTTCAAGTGCTAATTTAGCGTTTGCCATAGCAGTCTCTCTAATAGACTTAGCCTCAGCAATAGCTTCACTATAAATTTTAGTGTTGTTTGACATAAAATTGTTTTTGATTGTTTTTGATTACTTATTGGGAAGTAATATAGAATTGTTTTAGTTGAGGGAGATTATATTGGGATAATCTATCATTAAGATATCCATAAATATATAGAGGGAACCAAGAAAGCGCTTCTTTTTAGGAAGCGCTTAAATTTATGAGAATATGTTAATTTATCTTATACAACATACACCTGATTGGGCACAGATAATATCTGATATTAATGTATTTACTTTGTTGTATTTGTTTGTGGGTTGTTTTGGGTTGTAATTTTCGTTTAGTCCTGTTGGTTTCATAAACGCACCTTGTGTTGATGGAGTTGAAACGAAATCCCAACATAAAAGTTCGAAATCGTCTTGTACTTCTAATGTACCTTCTCCTAATGGTTGAACTGAACCCATACCACGAGATGAAATACCAACTGTAATGTTACAAGCGAATAATTCTCTTAAAATGTTTCCGGATGGAGTAGGTAATATTTCAATTTTACCCATCAAATCATCCCCGTCCCACCATAATTTAAGTATGTTGTGTGATACGTTTTTTAAGTTGATTACAGCTGATTCTGGATGATCTAATTCACCTAATGCTCTATTTTCCGCAATTGAAGTGGTAATATATTCTTCTACTACTCTTTCAAGTGTGTCTTTAGGATAAACTCTACCGTTTTGGTTTTTAGAGTCAGCTCTTTGAACTACTCCTTCAACAATGAGATTTCTACTACCTTTAATTCCTTCAGTTAATGAAGTAGATTTAGGTGAGAAAATTGAATATTCTATTAATAATGACTTGCTCATATTATCCTATTGTTACGGCATTACCTTGTTTTAATTTATTTAGAGTATCTACTTTACCTGCACCAGATAAAGTTCCAAATTTTGGATCTTTTTGAGCATCATCTACTGCATCTTTACCAGCATAAGTAGTACCTTCTTCCATTTCTCCATCTTCATTACCTACTGATAATGCTCCGTCTAAGTAGTCTTTAGCTCCATCCAAATAGTTTTTAGCTAAGATTATTTTTGCTTGCCACCAATGTGGAAAATCAATTTCTCCCATATTATCTACAGAATCAATTGTTTTGTAAAGTTCAGATGCCATTTTAGCTATTAAATATAATTCAGCTTTAATCATGTGAGGTTCGTTGTCTTGATGACCCAAATCTACATCTTCGTTTAATTCGTCGTTTTTAGGGGTATTGATTTTTTCTCTTACACTAACTAAAAATTGGTCTATTTCGTTGTTATCAACATCATATCCTATTTTAGATAGGTTGGTTTTAATCCAGTTGAAAGTAAATTCATCGGGTTCAATAGCTGCAGTTGAAAGATATGGAGATTGACCTGACATGCTTCCACCTTTACGGTGTACTGTTAAGCCTACTTTACCATCATCATAGAATTTAGCTTCTAATGAACCATTAGGAGAATATAATTCATCTAAAGATGGTTTGTCTATTTCTACTACGTTAGCTTTTTTTTTTTCGGCAACCATGGCTTTTACTTCCTCAACAGTTTTACCTACCATTTCGGCATATTTTTCATATAAGGCCTCTGTCTTTTCATTTAATGGAGATGAATCAGCATTTACATCAGCTACTCTATCAGCATACTGACCATGTTCATCTAAGAAATCTGAATCATTGTAAAATGCTTCTCTTTCATCATCACTCATTTCATCATTAGATTTTGGAGTTCCATCTGGGTGGTAACCTGGTCTAGAAGATCCTTCACTTAAACTATCTAAATAATCTTTTACTTTTTTAGGTAATTTAGAACCTCCTTGTTTGTATTCATCCATGAAATCTTCAATATCAGATTCAGAATAACCCATTTGTTTTAATCCACTTTCTACACCTTCTCTCATTAAACCTTTAGATGCTTTACCTTTACCAATTTTATCGATTTCTTTTTTAGTAGCTTCGATCCATTTTTCTTCTACCTCACCTTTACCATTGATTTTTTCAAAGTAAAATTGTGGGTTTTTAGTTAGGTTAGCTAATACTTTTTTCTGCGCTTTAAGTACGTTATCAGTAGATAAATCACCACTAGGTGCTGGTACATCCATGATATCAAGTTCATAATCCATACCTCTTGCATATTCATATGGGTTAACCATATCAATAGTTTTAGCTATAATTTCTACGTCTTGTTTACCTTCAGCTTGTTTAGCCTCTTTGTGAGCTTTCTCAGAAATAATATTTTTATTTTTAAGAATTCTAACAACATCATCAAATGAGTTTTGATGTGAGATCATAGAAAGATTTTGGTCTCTACGAACTTCGTAAAGAAATTTAGATTTAGTAACTTTACCATCTAAATATTGAGTATATAAGTTTTGAACTGTCATGTGTATAAATATTTTATTTACCTTGCCCTTTGTATAGTTTTCTATAATTTTTAGAACTTTTCAACTTTGATGTCTTGCATTTTGCATGAACTCCAGGACGTGATACTTTTGGTACTTCGGTTTTTACACCTGTTGAGTTTGATTTTACTTTTGCCATTACGTAGTTAAACCTTTTATTTTATCGTTAATTTCTTGTATTTTTTCGTTTATTTTAAACAATGAATTATGAGTACGTTTTAGAAGATTCATTTCTTCGGCATCACCTTTTAATTCAGTTTTCATTCTAGTAGTAAAATCAACTAAACGATTAATTTCGTCTAATTTACGTTGCATTTCTTTAACACCCATGTGCAATTGCTCTTGTGGTGTACGAGTTTTAGATTGTGACTTAAACTGAGAATAACGAACTTCGTTTAATGGTTCCTCTTTTGAGTCTACTATTTTAAATTTCATTGGTTCCATATGTAAATCTAAGTTTGGTATTTCTTCGAATCCAGTTTTAGAGGTTTCGTGTTTTTTATTTGGTTTTCTAAAAGCATGAGGTCCTAATGCACCCATTTTTTCTTCTAGTGGTTTCATTTTAGGTGGTTTTCTAAAAGCAACTTTACCTAAATATCCATTTAGTCCAGCTGTCGTATTACCTCCACCTACACCTTCGGCTTCGTCTAGAATTTCTTCAAGACATTTTTGTATTAATTCTTTTATCTTATTTGGTTCCATTATGAATCTTTTTTAATTCATTGTGAAGTTCTTGATATTGAAGTAATGATACTATATAATCGTCTTTAACAGTTTTAGATTCTAGTATAGGTGTAATTAAATTAATTACTTCTTTTACTTTAATCTTAGTTGTTGCGTCTTCTATTTTGGAAAGTGATTTTGTTAATGATTCTTTTAATGTTTTAAATTTAGAATCAACAAAAGATTTTAATTGTGTTGTATTAGAAATATTGTTAATATATTCTTTTAATACTTCTTTTTGTTCAGTAGATAATGTATCAAATTTAGTGTTAAATTTTTCTAACATTATTTTGTATACTAAAGCTCTAGTTCCTTTATCCAATCCTTCAAACTCATTAGCAATTGGTAATGGTGTGTTAGGGATTAATGGATTGTGAGAAATATGCTCTAAAATATTGATTTTAGAATTAATTATAGTTTCTAAATTCTTTACAGGTGAAGCATTAGCTTCTAATAGTGTGTAAGTTGAAGATAAAAGTTTATAATTTGAGATTTTAGCTTTAAAGAAATCTTCTATATCAAATGTAGATTTAATTTCTTTAATTAAATTGTATTTTTCTTTAGATAATCTTACCTGGTCAAGTGATTTGTTGATCTCCAAAATAGTGGATAGTGTGGTTTCAGCTTTGACCGGGGTTAGATTATGAGATTTAGATATCATTTGGTATATCTTATTTTCTTTTGCTAACTCAGTGTTAACAAAGTGCTTTTTGATAAGAGATACAGCTTTAGAGTCATGGTTAGACATAGTATCAGCTGTAATTTTTCTTACAAGAAGTTCGAATAAGATACCAGTATTTTTATACTTGTTGTGTTTAATTTGTGCCATTTATATGGTAAATAGTTAACTACTAATTATAAATATTAATTTTATTTTTCCTCCGTTAAAAGATTGTCCTCGTTCAATAAATCACTTTCTTCAAATAAATTTATTTTACGTTGAGGGAACATCCCTTTTAATTGATCTTGCATTTGGTTATATACTGTGTGAGTAGAAGCATTTTCATTTGTAAAAGCTGATCCACCTCTATTTCCACTTCTATATCCTTCAGGCCCTCTGTCACTTTTCATATCGGCAACACCTAATCTGTCTTTACCGAACGGGTTTTCTTGAGTATTAATATTTGATGCTTTTTCTTTTGGTCTACCTAATACTTGATCAGGATAAACATCTTGTTTTTCATCGTATCCTTTTGGAAGTTGACTTGTTCCTTCATAACGACCTGGTCCATATAGTGAAGCAAGTGAATGTGGTGTACCGTAAGCTGTACCAGTTTTAGATGGATCGTTTCCTTCTGATTCGATTTGATCAATTCTAAATTTACGTTTAGCGTCTTCAATCATTAAGTCTCTGTATTCTTCATACTGATCTTCGCTGAAATTAAATATATGATCGTAAACCCAGTCAGTTGGGACAATTTTATTTGTAAGTAATTCAGTTGCTAATGCTGCTTTTTCTTTAAATAAAGCTATTTTTTCTTGTTCGTATATGATTGAAGGTGTAGTTAATGATAACTCAAAGTTTGTCATTGCTTCTCCATCATATCCTTGTGCATATAAGTGAACTAAAGCTATTCTTGTTAATTCAGATACAAGTATACGTTGAAGTCTTTCTACTGTACGAGCGAATCTAATATCTTCAGCTGCTAATGTAGCTTTACCTGTTAAATCTTTTTCGTATCCGAAATAAGCTTTAGGTACTTTAAGTGCAGCAAATAATTTATTTCTTAAGTACTCAATATCTTCAATGGCTGCATAATCTAAACCTTTAGTAGTTTCGATTCTAGTTGTTGCATCACCCCCTCTTACAGGAATATAAAAATCTTCTAATATATTTTGTACGTTATATTTTAGATTGTATTCACCTGTAGCTGGATCCATGTAAGGTGTTTTCTTCATCTTATTCATTGTTTTTTGCATGTAATTTTCTACCTCATTTGGTGGAATGTTACCTACATTAACAAAGAATGTACGTTTTTCAGGTGCTCTAACAATACGATGTATTAACATCGCATCTTCCATTAAAGTTAATTGTTTAAAGATTTTACGAGCTGGTTCAATGAAACTTCTACCATAAGGTAAATAGTTAAAATCAGATAGCAATCTAAAGTGAGCCATTTCATAATTGTCAAAATATATTTGACTATCTTTATTCATGGTCATTTGAGAAATGTTTTGAGATCCCAATTGTGAAGTTGCTGAGGTAAATGATGGGTCGTATCTGAATTTTACTTCTTGGGGTTTTTCAGGGTTTTTACCTTCTACTCTAATAATTGAATAAGATGAGAATGGGATTACATTATACACACCAAATTTTTCTGATATCTCTAATTTAAGATAAAAATCACCATACTTACACATGTTACGAGTCCAAGACCAAAGGTTAAACTCAATGTTTAATATATCGTAAAATAGGTTATAAAGTATTTTTTGTACTGTTTCATCCGAAGAACGTATTTGTAATACCTCTCCCATATCATTTCTTAGACAAGATTCATCTGCTAAGATATCTAACGTAGAAGCAATAATAGAATCACTATCCATCAATTCATAATCACTATAAAGTTGAATACGAGAGGTTGGATATGAAATATCACTATTATGGTTGTAGTTTAAACCACCTGTTGTAGTGTATACTTTATTATATCTATCAAATAAAGAGTTAGTTTGAAGTGTACCAAGTTGTTGAATACGATCGGTATCCATTACTTTTAATTGATCACCTCCAACGTTTCTTATCAATACGTCTGTCGAGAATAATCTTTTTAATCTACCAAATAATGAGGTATCTACCATAATGTGAAATTGTATATATTATAAATATTTGTTTGTTAAAGTAACCACGATATATCTTCCTTTCCTCCAGTTCCATCGTCCATTCTATATGGATTTTCAGCTTGGTTACTAAATGAAAATACACCAGCTGAGGATTGATTGTTAGTATGGAAGCTACCTAGTGTAGCACGTGTAAGTTCCATGTTTTGTTGACGGAATCTTAATGCACTGTCTCTTAAAAATAAACCAATGGCTAAAGCCATTACTAAATCATCATTATAACCACTTTGTGATTGGGCTTTTCCATTTTTCCAAACAAAAGTTCTTAACTCAGTTAATGATCGTTTAGATTGAATTATAACAGATTTTTCGTGAATGTACGAAACTAATTTGGATATGGCAAGTGGTCTTGTCTTCATTGATGTAGTAAAACCAGGTACCATACCTTGACCATTTTCCATTCTTGACATTTGGGATTCATTTGCTCCCATTGTGGTGTCAGCTTTTGAAGAGTAATGTAAATTTCTATAACCTCTTTCTATTAAGTGTTCTAAAACACTCCACCCAATATTAGCATTTTCTACTACTAATAAAGCATCATTATATTCTGTTGCTATAGCAAATAATACGTTAGCATAATCTCTTGTTGAAATTTGTGCTTTATATTCACCTACTTGTTTAGCTTCAGCTACATCAAAAATATGAAATGCAGAGTAATCGGTTCCGTCTCCACGGGCAACGTCGGCTACTATCATATAGTCTTTACTATAGTCAGGTAATTCCCAAAGCCATAAGGCTCCATCTACTCCTCGTTTTTCCATAGGTTCAGTTATAAAACTGGCCTCATAGAAATTAAGCATATCTGGTTCAATAACTGTATCCCCTGAGGTGCTAAAATCGCAATCACACTCTTGTGCTGCATGTCTTAATCCTAAGATTTCATCTTGAGCATCTCTCCATACTTGGGTTCGTTCAGGATGAACAGTCCAAGGTAAAGATAGAGGAACAAATTTGTTTTCTTTATTTTGAGCTTTAGAAAAGGATTTATGAAACCAATTACCAGTACCATTAGGGGTAGATAATGCTAAACATTGTCCCCCAGTAGCTAAGGTTTGTTGAGCCGAAGCAAAAATATCATCAATACCTTCAATAAAGGCAGCCTCATCAATAATAAGAAAAGTAACGGCTTCTGAACGACCAGCATCTGCTGTTGCACCTACTGCTTTAATTTGTGATCCGTT